AACGCTCCTCTATACTACGCCCTTTCAGGCGCTTGTTCTTGCGGTTTCGCTTGCGCTTGCACTTTCGTCCGAGCGCTTGCGGGACATCGAACAGCGTCAGCGGAATCCTACCCGCCCACAGCATATTGTCAAGCGTCTTGGTGCAAGGGATACCATCCTCGTCGAACCGTTTGTTCGCCCTAGCATCCCCGACGCACATGTCGATCGACCACTTGTTCTTACGGATTCTTTCGGTCATCCAACGCAGGAATGGCGCACAGCCTGCGCTGTCAACCTTATACGGTCGTTTGGAGTTCTTTCGATGTTCGAGGTAAGCCCGTTGCCCACGCCTTGCCGTATATTGTGGAGACCGCCCGCGAGCAGATCGGCGTTCAGGCGTCCCACGTGTAATCTCATAGTGGATCGTTGTATGCGAGCATCCAATCCGTGCGGCTATGGCGCGAAGCGAGAATCCCTCACGGTGGAGTGCCTGTATTTGCCCTCTTTCATCAAGGGTAAGGTGCTTTCCCGATTTACGAATGGCCTCCGTTGTGGTAGAATAGGCGTAATCCATAGTGATTGCTCCTTTGCTGATGTTTTGTAGCGGAACCATTATAGCACGGGATGTCACTATGGATTTTGTTTTTGTTTAGCTGTTCAACTTCATTTTACAACGAACCGATGGAATCTTTTGCGTGAAAGGTGATCTCTTGAATTTATATCTTCATCCCTCAATTGCAGTCTCAATCCCACCCTTGAAAACAACAACTACCGCGCCATCCTCTTTGACCACGATGTGATCAAGCAGCCCGCCCCATAGCTCCTCATCGAATGCAACCTGCTCCCCGTTGATACCACATACCACTTGAATCATGCCCTCTAGGATATTTCTCTTACTCTCCCTCTCGGCAATTTGCTTGTCTAGCTTCTCCAAAGCTCCCTGCTTTTCCAGATAGAGAGCGCGAATCTCATTCTCCTGTTTCAGATACGTCGTCTGATCCTGTGCCACGCGTGCATTCTCGCGAATCAGTTTTTCAAGCCGTTCTGTCAAAAGAGTGAGTTCTTGCTCTACTCTACCGTGTTCCTCGACAAGCTCCCCTGTTTGGCAAACGCTATCAATCAGAGCGCGAAGTTCTGCAATCACGTTCTCTTTGACTTCCATCAAGGAGTTCAGTGCTTTCACGAAAATCTGTTTGATTTCCTCCTCCGTCAAGTGCCTCGTACTGCACGGCTTGCCCTTGTGGGCATATTTCTTGTTGCAGCGGTAGATCACCCTGCGGTACTTGTCCGTGGAGTGCCATACCTTCGCACCGTAGTAACCGCCGCAGCAGCCGCATTTGATTTTGTTCGCGAAGATACTCACACCACTGTGCTTGCCGTTCTGCTCTCTGCGTTTTATCTCCAATTGCACAAAGTCGAATAAGTCTGGCGGGATAATCGCCTCGTGGTGCTCTTCCACATAGTACTGTGGAATCTCGCCCGTGTTCTTCCGTCGCGTCTTATCGAGGAAGTCTGCCGTATACTCTTTCTGGATCAGCGCATCACCGCGATACTTCTCATTCGTGAGGATGGAGCGCACCGTGGAAATGTACCACTTGTCCTTTCCCGACGGGGATTTGATGCAACGCGTCTCCAGTTCCTTAGTGATGGCATAGAAGGATCGCCCGCCAAGGAAGAGTTTGTAGATGAGCCTTACGATTTTCGCCTGTTCTTCGTTGATTTCGAAGTCCTTGTCATAGCCGAGAAAGGCACTGTAGCCCACACTGGTTTTGCCCTCGGCGAACTGCTTCCGCTTGCCCCATGTGGTGTTCTCCGAGATGCTGCGGCTTTCCTCCTGAGCTAGGCTGGACATAATCGTTATAAGGAGTTCTCCGCGCGTGTCGAACGTCCAAATGTTCTCTTTCTCAAAATAGATCTCTACACCGTTTTCCTTGAGTTTGCGGACGTTCTGCAGAGAATCCACAGTGTTTCTCGCAAAGCGGCTGACCGACTTTGTAATGATGAGGTCGATCTTGCCGGCAAGGGCATCCTCGATCATTTGGTTGAAGCCGTCACGCTTCTTTGTGTTGGTTCCACTGATCCCTTCGTCCGAATACATGCCGACGAAATCCCAGTCAGCGCGGCTTTCGATGTAGTTCTTGTAATGCGCCATCTGCATTTCATAACTGGAAGCCTGTTCTTCATGGTCGGTCGAAACTCTGGCGTACCCTGCCGTCCTGCGCCGTCTTGGTTCTGCCGTAACCTCCGACCGAAAGATTTTAGGGCTTGCAGGAATGACTCTCACTGTCTTTGCCATCGGTATGCGCCTCCTTCTTTGAGTTGAAATATGACCTCATCGTCGGATATGACAATCCGCTTTACGTTCTGTACGATCTTGCCCTCGTAGCCATCGCCGAAAAAGGATTCTGCCGCTTCCTTTAGTTCGGATTCGGGCAGCCGCTTCAGTCGGCATTTCGTACGCGGCTGACTGCAAGACCACACCTTAGTTCCCTTCGTCCAAGTATCGCGCTCACATTTGCTGCCGCATGAAGCACAGTACACTTTGTTCGTGAAGGGATTGCTGCCACGCTGCCCGCTGTAGATTCGGGCAGTCTTTTTTATGCGACCATTGGTTAGGTGAAACTCTACGCAATCAGCGTGAATCACAATTTTTGAGACTTTGCGTCTGAGTTCTGTGGCATCGAAATTGTTCTTCTCCATGACGGCTCTGACCGCAGCCACAAGCTCCTCCTCCTTGATCGGACGACTGTCACAGGATTCTCTGCCTTTCCGCTCTCTTGTGTTGCAGCCCCATCGTCTGTACTTCCCGGCGGTTCTTCTGCTGAAGCCGCCTCCGCAACATCCACATTTCACCACTCCGGAAAACGGCATCAGCACAGGATTCCGATTGCTAGACTGCGCGGCTCTCCGTTTCCGTATCTCCTGTGCCTTGTCGAAATCTACCTTTGACACGAGTTGCTCGAACATCCCCTCCACCAGATACATGGGAAGTTCTCCTTTATTCCGCTTGCGGATATGCCCCTCACTGATGTAGTTCTTCTGCAGCGCCATCGTCCCCGTGTAGGAGATGTTAGAGAGGATATCCTTTACCGTGGTCTGCTCGATGGGTCTCCCCTGCCGTCCTGTGATTCCACGTCCCGCAAGTGTCTTGGCGATAGCGTATGCGGATTCCCCGGTAAGGTATCTCCGGAAGATTTCCTTTACGATCTCACTCTCGGCAGGGATAATACGGAACATCTCTCCGTCCCATGTGTAGCCGTAAGGCGCTTTGTGTCCGTTCGGAATCCCCTCGGCGAATCGTCGCCGCACACCCCACCGAATGTTGTCACCGATGCTCCGACTCTCCTCTTGGGCGAAGGATGCGAGCAGCGTCAAGAGGAGTTCTCCGTCCTCGGATGTGGAATCAATGTTCTCGCGTTCGAAGCGGACGGCAATCCCCTTCTCTTTCAAGCAACGGACGGTATGAAGGCAATCCACGGTATCTCTGGCAAAACGGCTGATGCTTTTGACAAGCACCAAGTCGATCTTCCCGGCATTGCAGTCGGCGATCAGCCGCTTGAACTCCGTCCGATGCGTGGTGCTTGTGCCTGTGATTCCCTCGTCCGCATACACGCCTGCGTATTCCCATGCGGGATTATTCTGGATGCGATTGCTGTAGTAACTGACCTGCGCCGCAAGGGAGTGGTGAAGCGTATCCACAGAGACGCGGGCGTAGGCAGCCACACGCAGCTTTTTCTGCAATATAGGGCTTGGTTGGACTCTTCGTATCTTCATGGTGATTCCTCCTTTCCAGTCCCATATTCCCGTACTATCCGCACGATAGCAAGTCAATATCTGAAAATAGAAGTCCGATGACGGGACGATATTTCTCGCGCATTTTTGCTTCAAACGCAAGATATTCGTCCTCTGACAAAAGCCCGCTCTGCAGCATTTTCCATGAAGTTCGCATCACCATCTGATACGTCATTTCCCGAAGTCCTTCTTCCTTGCTCATTTCAACATCTCCCTTCATGAAACAGCGGACAAAAACGGCTCTTGTGGTCACCTTTTCGGGCATAAAAATAACCCGACGGTAAGCCGCCGGGCGTTGAGGTTAAAGCAGTTATTTATCTCTGAGGCTGTGCATCATGTCCTGCAGTTTCTGCGGGACGGGAAGCCCCATCCGTGCTGCGTTCTCGATGATCGAGATTCCTTCATTCGAGATGTAGAAGAAGATCACGGCGGAGCGCAGGACGCAGCCGCTACCGATAATGTGGGTATCGAGGACATTCGCCACACCAACAAGGGTGAAGATACAGACCTTCTTGCAGATTCCCTTGAAGCCGATGGCACTCGACAGCTTCTTCTCTACAATCGCACGGAGAACACCTGTGATGTAGTCCGTCGCCACAAACACAACGAGGGCATAGAGCAGATCGTCAAAGCTGCCGAGGAACTCCCCGACGACGATTCCGATGCCCGCCGCATACAGACGTATGGTTAAAATCTGATCCATATCAAAAACCTCCTGCCTTTTTCCATTTTCCGAGATGATTCATCCTGCGCAGACGGTAGTTGTAGCATCCGCGCATAAGCTCTGTAAGCTGACCGTCCTTCCATAAATATAAGGGCGATCCCGTGCTGACCAGATATTTCCCCTGTCCCAGAGGGCAGAGACTTGTACGGGCAGTCGGATTCGTTTCCAGTTCCATAAGCAGCTCATCCTTTGCACTGTAAATCTTTGAAATATATTTTTTCCCGGAGATAAGGTAATCCAGATTTGCGGGAAAGCGCATATACATACCGTCATGGAGCGGATAGCGGACACTATAATCCGGTGCGCTCCATTTGCTTTCCGAAGTATAGGATTCCCCTGTAACAGAGTCTCTTGACGTTGTTTTGGTTTTCTCCATCCAAGATTCCATGTTCTGACCGTCGAAGAACACATAACGGTCGGTGCTGACATGACTTCCGTCTCCCCCATGCTCTGATACAGAGTGCCATATCATCACTTTGAAGTTCCCAGCTTTATCCACCCGCCCGCCTTCTGTTTGACAGCTATAGAGGTCAGTGGGACCGGATACGGCGGGAGCACCAAACATCTGCACAAGATCATATGAGGCGATGATCTCTCCGTTGCGTTTGACAGAGAGAATACTGTCACGCTGATCTGCCCCGATGAGCGGGAACACGAGAGCATTCACAGCTTCGAGGGTATAGAGATTTCCCCGCTCATCCATTTCGGCATCGAGCATTCCATAGCCTGAGACATACGCGAAGTGGCGGCTGCTGTTGACCATCCATATATCCTCTTTGGAAAAGCCGAGCGGATGAATCTTTCCTTTTGCATAGTATGAATGGAGCATCTGGTTTTTTTGATCCTTCCACTTTATCTGGAGGAGCGGTATGCCGGAAAGGACATTCGTCGGAACGTAGCTGCCGCCGCCCTCGGATTCATGCCCGTAGACGCAACGACCGTCCGTCCAGATCCATTCGCCCGGATAAACAGCATGGTTTCCAATGCAGGTAAGCCACGTACCATTCGCAAGAACCCGATTTCCGCTCACAGCTTTCACTCTAGCCCTGTGCATCGTTTCACGCTCCCACAATGACGGCAGTGCCGCCCTTTGAAATCTGTACCCACACAAAACTGCCCTCTGCCGTGTTACAGTCCACTGCCGCACGAAAAGGATACGACCGCTCGCCGATATGGACACGTCCATTCTGAATCCTTCCGCGCTGAGCCTGTGACTCAACCACCTTCGAGTTCTTTATCCCTGCCCGTATCGCCGCTGCGAGCCCCATAACGCCGTGCATCAAAACCACCTCACCATCTTGATTGTCTGCCGCAGAAGGCGCGGCGTGAGTTCCACCATATTGGCCTGCAAGAAGTATTCGTGTCCCTCGAAGCGGATGCGCTCGGTGAAATCGACGATGTGGTCAATGTCGGGAATGCCGCTACGAATCCGTGCGCGAATCTCCACGGTGACCGTCTCCTGTGTCTTGCGATTGAGCCATTCGATTTCTCTCGTCAGCATTCGCAGATAATCTGCACCCACAACTGGAAACTCAGTGTCGATGAGCGAGGAGTACGGAAGCTCATCATCGCTCGCGTAACTTGCACCAAGGCTGAGATTCGACTGCTCGACGGTGAACTGACTCGCCTTGCCGCCGGGCTTTCCCTGCGACAAGCTGCTGCCCTCCAATACGCCGTCCACATATACCGTAGTCGCATACCATCCGTAGCCAAGCGGTGCGTGGTAGGTGATGCGCTCTGTCCCCTTCTCACGACTCCAATCCTCCCAGTCATATTCCGTGTGCTTTTTTCCGTCACCCACCGCCTCGGTGGTACGCTCCCATTCCTTAAAGAGATACACATCGCGCCCCGTGGAGGCGTAGGCATAATCCGTGCGGCTGGTCGAGCCGTCCACGTTGTGCGTCCGCTTTTCTGCGAGATACTCCCCATCATAGGAATAAGTGCTGTAGCCATTTTCGTTTGTCTCACGAACGAGAAAGCCGTTGGAGTAGGTGCGGCTGATCTCTTTGAAGGAAATCGTGCCGGTGAAAGGGATAGGCGCAGTATCCTCCTCGTTGTGCGCTCCACTTTCATGATTGTTGTTCGCACTGTGCCAGACGGAACGCAGGAGTTTCCGCTCAATGGTCGGCTGTGCGTGCGACCAGTCCGTAATGTCGACAACGGATTCCTCCATACCGCGCTGAATGATGTGGAGCGTATCTCCACGAATAAACACATTGATCTGACGCTGCGGCAGTTTCGCTGTCCAGCCGAAGAGCGCGGAGATGAAGTCATGATACGTCATTCCACTCCCCTCGAAGTTCTGCGACGGTGTGAAATCATCGGTCAGACGGTGTAATTTCAAACCAAGTGCCGCCGCAATCTCGGCAGTATAGCGTGATACCTTTGCCCGCTCCACGTAGATATGGATGGGCGTGTAAAGGAGCGTGTCCTTACTGTACGTTCCCTTGACGGACTGCACGATGCCGCGCTGACTTGTTTCCTCCACGAGAAAGCGGAAAGCATAATCCAATACGCGCCCCTGAGCGCTGTCGTCGATGGAAAGCGGCTGCACCGTTTCGAGTTGGATCGTGTCGGAAAGAGAGAGTTCTCCAAGAGTTACCGAGAACGAGCGAATCCCCCGCTCCCTGAACTCTGCATAGATAAGCATATGAGGAATCTCTATCCTCGTATCTGCAAGAATACGCGACTGTTTGACAAGAGTCCGTTTCGTATCTACCAACGCTGCTTTGCAATGACCGATACGCCGAAGCGCATCCCCTGTCACTCGGATTTTCTTGACGATCCGAATATCGCGCAGGGTATCTGCACGCATGGCGATGGATGTATTGAGACGGCGCGACGTATCTCCGCTCACCTGCACGGGCTGACGAAATACGGGAATCACCGTGGCGTATATAATTGGTTTTAGGTGAATCCGCCCCATCGGCAGCCACGCGATGCAGACGACGGGTTTCAGCTTGATGCTCATGTCCCCGCTCTCCATCCGAACTGCCGTCCCGTGAGTTCTGCAATCCTCATGGAGACAGTGCGCGTGTCCATAACGGTGGAATTCGGATTCTGCTCTACAATGTGCCTTCCGTATTCCGTAACATTCCCTCCGCTCTTTTCAAGAGCCGTCAGAGCACACAGTCCTTCTGCCGTGCGATAGGCAGGATTCCCGATGAGGGAAATCCCCGTCACACGCGAGTCCGCACCATACTGCGCGGACAGTGCGGCAACATCGACCGTTTGCAGAAGCTCCTGATTCGCCGCCGTTGCCTCATAACTTCCATCGCCGCAGTCGGTCATGTTCGTCTGCGTCGCTTGGACGGGCAGCATAACGACCTGCTCTCTCGGACTAATCGCCTCGTCCGAGAGGATGAGATTCGAGATGAGAATTTCATCCGTTCCGCTGAGGATCGATATTGTCTTCGCATCCGAGTTTGTGAGATAACCGACATACGCATCACTTTTATTGCAAACCTCGCGTTCATCAATCACGGCATGAAAAAGACCGTCATTGTTTTGTCCCGGCTTGATGTGAAACCACACCGTGCTGATTACTTTTACACGAACTTCCTCACCTGCGGCAAGCGTATTATTGTTGTTGTTCCCGCGAATCTTCCACTTGCTCCAGAATGTTTCTGCTTCCATGATTTTGTAGTCCCCGATAGCGATGGAGAACCTTGCACGGTCTGCATTTTCGGAGTTCTTGATGTACATATCGAATTTACCGTAAAGCTCCGATGGAACCTCGGAAAGATTGAGTCCCTTGTAATAGGTCGGCTGCCAGAATGATACGCCCGTTTTACTGTACTGCTCCCCTGTTACCGTCGTGCCGCCACGAACCGAAAGCAGCTCCGCATAGCCGGGATTGATGTATTTGAACGCCATACAAACCTCCTCAATTCGAGACTAGGAGTCCCTCTGCCTGAATGTCCACACTCGTATCCTGTTGCGGCGGCTCATCTGCACTACTGAGTGCCTTGACCCAGAAAATCGTATTCTTATCAGCAACATTGGATAATGAGATACTGTCTTTCCACTCGGCGGACTCCAATACCGTTTCGGCAGTGTATCCGTTATGCAGAGCAATTTTCCACTTATCCGCATGATCACCGACAAACTTGATCGTCAAGACTCCGTCGATATGGAAGCCGCTCTCGCAACGCACGGCACATTTGACGGCTTTCTGCTCGCCCTTGCCCGCATCGAGGAGGACGGAGATGGGCGCGAGTTCCGTGCCGGAGCTGACCTCCGTCCCATCCTTGCTGCCCTCGGTTGGATTATTCATATAGATATGCAGCAGTTCTGCCATTGTCATACCCTCCAAAATTCTAAAGACAGTTTATATACCTTCGGGAAATGCGCCATATACTCGTAGGACTTCACCACAACGCGCATGGAGGGCAGGATATTCCCGCCCTCGTCGGTCACGGACACCATCACGCGGCTGTCCCAATATGCCTTGATTTTCTCCCAGTCGGTGTCAGTAACCGTGACCGAACAGGAAACACGGTCGCCCTCCGGGATATGACCGAAATCCTGCACCACAGCACCGCCAACAATCTCCAAAAGCTGCTGGCGATCGTCGGGAGCGATCTGCCAGTTTTCAACGGATAATGTCCGTACCTCACCAATGTGAATATGAATTGGAATCACCTCCAAGGGCATTCTCGACGGCGGGACGGATACGGTCGGCAACGTGGTCGGCAAGCATCCGCATTCCCTCGTTGTCCTCCGTGACAGCGTTCTCGATTTGCACCTGTATGTGAATCTGGCGATTGTCCGTCATGGAGGGAGAACCTTGTGCTTGATTATGAGAGGACGGCACATTCTGCCCCGCAGTTTGGATGCTCTGCGCCTGTTGTCCAAGCCCTGCCATCATCTGTGCATACGAGAACTCCTGCCCATTCACACGAATGCGGGAACTGTCCTCACGCTTCTCGGGAGCGAAATTCGGCAGGAGATTCTCCATCGCCCATTTGCGCCCAGACTGGAACTGCTGCAAGAGTTCCGGTGTCAGCCCCAGATCCTCTGCCGTGAACTTATTCTTCTTGCGAAGATACTCCATCAGCCCGACCTGCCCAGACTGCTTGAATACCTTCAGTTCCTCTTTCTGGGAGCGGAGGACTTCCAGAGCGGCGTTGCGTTTGGCATCGAGTTTCTGCTTCTCCGCCCAGCGTGTCGCTTCGACCTCGTCCAGTCCCTTCTGTACCCACGCATCTTTTTCCCGTTCAATCTCAGCAAGACGATTCTCAAGCTCGGTTTTCCAGATCGAGTCAATATTGGAAGCGACATCCCGCTCCCACTGCTCCATCACTCGCGCCTTGCTCTCACTGAGCCACACCTGTGTTTGGAGTTCGTCCAAGCCCCTCTGCCGAAAGGCATCGGCTTCGCGGGCGATGGAGTCCAGCTTGTTCTGCAGGTCGGTCTTATAGAGCGCATTCGCCTTGTCCACAACGTCCCGCTGAAAGTCGGCGTAAATCTTCGCTTCCTTTGCCAGATGGTATTCGTCGATCAGATGCGGATCCGCGCCCTTCCGGAAGAACTCGAAGGCTTCACGATCCAAAGCGTGCAAGCTATTCTGAATATCCGTATGCGTGAGCGCATACAGATTGTCGGTCAGTTGTGCGGTCGCTTTTGCAGATTCGCTGACTGTCTTTGCGGCATCCTTTTCCGCAGCCGCACGGATTTGTGCCGCTTTTGCATTCTGCTCCTGTGCCTTGGCATTCTTCTCCACTTCGGCACGCGCCTTCTCCTCTGCCGCCGCTTTCTCTTTGGCAAGTTTCTGCTGTTCTTGGTATTGCTTGTATTCGTCCCCGTAGAGAGCATCGAGAACGCTGCCGCCGAGAAACGGGATCGCAATCAACGGAGATGCCACAGGATGATTCTTCATGAGCCACGAATTCGCTTCTGCGTGTTCATTGACCTTGTGAATCTGCTCGCCGACAAAGCCTGCAAGCTCCGCGACGGTCTTGAGTGCCTCGCCCCATCCGAGGACGGCGTCCTTGATCTCGTCCTTATTATCCCGAATCGTCTCGATGAATGTCTGGAATCCATCGTTGATCTCGGGCATCAGCTCCTCGGCGACAGGAAGGAGAGCCGCACCGAGGGCAAGTTTCAGCTGCCCCGCTTCCATCTCCATCGCACGCCATTTGAGATACGTCTCATGCGCCTGTGCGGGGTCGAGCAGTCCCGTGGTCTTGACGCGCGAGGAAATGGTCATAAGGTCTTCATATTGTTCGAGAATCGGGATAAGCGCAGCCCCGCGTGCTCCGAGGACTTCTGCGGTATACGCCTCCTCCATGCCTGCTTCGCTTGCGGTCTTGTATCCCTTGGCAAGCTGTGCCAGCTGCTCGTTCAGCGGCAGGAGATTCCCTTGCTGGTCTTTGAGCGCAATACCAAAGCGCGAGAGTGCGCGTGTGGTATCGTTACCGCTATTACCTGCTTGTCGAGACGTGCAATCAGCGGAATAATGCTCTTGATGTCCGTATCCGCAAGCTGAAACATACGCCCCAGTTCAGCGGCTTCCCCCGCAGAGACGTGAAACCGCTGCGTCAGCTTGTAGACGTTCTCACCCGCAAGCATCGCGTCCTTGGTGATGTTGAACAGCCCTGCGCCGGTTGCCGCGACGGCCATAACGGCAGCCATCTTCGCGGAGAGTATGTTGAATCCGCTCGTTAGATTCTTGACACCCGCCTGTGCCGCCGTCATCCCTGCGGAGATACGTCCGCCGACCGTGCCGGAGAGAACGGCACTTTCCTTGAGGCGGTTATTCAGTTTCCGCACCTCGGCTTCGGTCTGTGCGACCGTCCGTTGCTGACGTAACAGGTTACTTTCAGCACGCCGATAGGACGCACTATCCACGCCGTCATTCTTCTTGGCAGACTGCAAAACCGCCGCAAGAATCTGTTCTTTTTGCCGCTGTATATCCAGTTCTCGGTTGATCGCCTGATGGCGCACCTTGATCTTATCCAGTTCCGTCCCCACACCGTCAAGTTTGGCAAGGTCGGCATCGAGTTTCAGATGGATGTTGTTTGCCTTGCTGTTGAGTCGCGCAATGGAATCCGATACGGTTTTCCCCGCTGTGTCAAAGTCCAGCTGCAGCTGTGCGATGTTGAGACCGATGTCGAGATAGAGTTCATCAATCTTTTGTCCGCGCTTTGCCACCCTATCCCCTCCCTACATCACGTCGTCAATATAGCGTTCACATTGCTGCTGTTCGCACAGTGCCGTTACCACAAGCTGATCGAGCAAAAAAGCGACCTCATGGGAATCAACCTCGTGCATCGTCCACCCGTAAGCGGACTGCAGCCGCTCGTAGTAGCGCAGTAGATTCTGGTACGGAGAAAGAACTACGCCTCTTTCCCCGTCTCTCCGTTTGGGAGGTTCACCAGTTTGGAAAAGGTCAGCGACTGAATCCATCGGAAGAGTGCGCGTGTGAGAGGCACTATGTCCGCAACATCCACATTCTCCTCCACGGATTCCCTCGTCACTTCCTCCCGTCCGAATCCAAGGACAATCAGTCGGACGTGCTCGTCCAGAAAATCTTCAAGGCTCAGACCTTCCTTGTCGGCATCAAAAAAGGCAAGAAACTCACGCCAGACCTTCATCTTCGGAGGGTTCGGCGTAATCTCCCTGCCCGCAATATGCAGTTTCGGTGTATCCATCATGTCCTCCCTCAGACCTGCTCGTACCACTTCGAGCCTGTCTCTGCGGCAAAGCCCGCTGCCTCCTCGTCAGCCTTGGCGTAGGACAGCCCGTCCGAGAGGCGGTAGATCGCCTTTGCCGTGAGCGTCGGCGTGTCGAACTGAATGCTCTCCTGCTTCGAGTTGCCGCTCTCAGAGGGTTCCGTGAATTGGACTTTGTAGAATTTGGTGAAACGCTTCTTCCCGTTGCGCTTATCCGACTGAAAGAGGACGGCGAAGTATGGCGCGACATCGTCCTTGCCCGCCTTCATTACGCCATTCTCGATACTGTGCCCCAAAAGATAGGCCGTGTATTCCAAAGGAAGCGCGGCGGTATCGAAGGTAAGGTCATAGGATGCAGTATTCGATGCCGTATCCACGGACTGACCGTCGGCAAAAAGCTCCGCCTGATTCGTCTGCGGCTTGATGTCCACCTTGCGGAGCAGTTTTCCGAGCGGAATCGGAGCTTCGTAGGTCGCCGCCCCTCCTGCTACATCGGTGAGCATCTTCGCGATATGAAGTTTCTGGATGTTGATGAACTGCCCGCTTGTCAGATTCGCGGCAGGCTTTCCTGTTGGTGTTGGACTTGGCATTTTATTCTCCCTCCATTGCTGTTCTGTAATCTGTGATTTCAACAAATATATCTTTCTCAACAATCTCCTGCGTCTGCGCCCGCACAAAACCGAGCGGCAGAAGCGCATTCTGCACGGCACGATGAATCTCTCCGAATCTCCCATCCTTCGTCAGAATATGGATACGCACCGTCACACGGCGTTCCAACTCCGTGCCGTCTGCCGAGAGCGCAGGAACGTCGGAAATGACAGAGTAGACGAGAATGGGGTATGTCCCCGCATTGGGACTGCGCCCGTGGTAGATGCCCTTCTTTCCGTGAGCGAGAAGCTGCGAGAGTGCCTTGGAGCGCACAAGTGCCTGATACACCATCCGTGCCGTACTCATTTCCCTCTCCTCCGAATGGCAGACCTTACGGCATCGACGATGGCAGAACGGATCCCGTCCTTCTTGGCATCGAGCGCGGGATAGAGAAACGGACGGTTGATGCGTGGGCTGAACTCGACGAGTACGCCATAGGGAACACCATCCTGAGACTCTGCATCCGCTGCAATCCTCCAAACAGAGCCGTCCTTCCGGCGCAGACGTTTGTGGATGGAATCCCGCAGCGCACCTTTGACCACGCGCTTATCTGTTCCCATATAGACTGGACAGCGGTTCTTTGCCTCCGCGACCACATCGTCTGCGCCGTGCGCGAGGGCTTCCTTTGCCGCAGCCGTCGCCTCTGCGCCAAGCTCGGACAATATCTTCTCGGCAGAGACGAAACCTCGGTATCTAGCCATCTTCCACCAACTCCCTGCATTCCAGAACGAGCCATTGTTTTTTCCCGCTGAGTGGATACGGCGGCGCAATGGGTGTGAGCGTTTTGTCGCCCCAACGGATACGATCCGTCACGCGCACATCCGCACGATAACGGATGACGATGCGGTAATCCACCTCCTGCACCTTCTCCGCATACCCGTCCGAGATTTTTGCCGCAAACGGAAGAACAAGCGCCCACGCTTTACCGACTTCTTGTGTTGTTTGCACGAGAATATTCCCCTCATCATCCGTCTCCGTTACGGGACGCAGGATGGAAATCCGATGACGCAGTTCGCTCATGGACACCCTCACCTAAAAGACCTCCTTCCGCACACCGAAGAGAAGCGAGCGCAGTGTCAGCGCAAGCCCTCTGTGATCCGCTTCCTCCCGATGTTCATAGAGATAGGATACGGCGTAGAGTATTGCGACCCGTACAATCGCCTGATCTTCAACCTTGGACAGCTTCTTCACGCGCAGAAGTGCCGTGCAAATCTGTTCTGCCGTTTCCGCAAAGTGCGTGAGAAGGTCATCCTCCTCATCCCCGTCAATCCTAAGATACTGCTTGACTGCTGCAAGCGGCACAAGCATAGAACCACCTCCCCTCTTGCCGCAAAACCAATGAAATCGCTGATAAAATGGATAAGTGGACGATTTATCAGCCCTTCATCTTGAGCGTCTGCACCGCTTCCTCAAGAACGAGTTTGCCGTCCACACGCTCTTTCATAACATAGCCGACCATGCCGTTACCCGCAAACAGCTCCTTCAGTTCCTGCAGGGAACGTGTCCCACGGTCGCCGATATTGTAGTAGGAGTAGTCACCGAATGCGATGACGGTCTTACCCGCCTCGACAGCAGGCATATACGCCGAGGAATAGACGGGGTAGCCGAGCAGACGGTCGGGTTCGCCCATCTGATACGACGGCTGCCAGAAATACGCCCCATTCGCGTCCTTGAGCTTTCGGATGCTTGCAAGCGTCTGATCGTTGACGATGAACGATGCATTCTTGCGGTAGGGACGCTTGAGACTGTAGACGAGCGTCACGAGTTCGTCCGCCTTGATGTCTGCCGCCGCCGTGGTGACGGATGTCTTTGCGGAGGCAAGGAGTCCCTTCGGCTTGTGCGTCCCGTCGCCATTCAGGAACGCATCCTCCTCTGCGTTGCCCAGTGCCTTGCCGAACTGCTCGATGAGATAGTTCTCAAGGTTGAAGGCGTTGTCATAGAGCAGTTCCTCCGTCACCTTGACCGCGACGTGGAGCTTGTGCGCATCAAGAACGATTTGGTCAAACGTCGCCTCGCCAAAAGTCAGAGCTGTGCCCTCCTCAATCCACGATGCCGCAGGTTTCGTGGCGGCGATGTTGATCTTGTGCTCCCCGCTCGTTGTGATGACCGTCGCAAGCGGACGCAGGACGTTCTCCTCATTCAGAACGTCGATGAGACGCTTATCGTATTCCGCAGGAACGAGATAGCCGCCGTTGGCATCCACGCCTTCCTGCAGGACGTTCTCCACCTGCCGAAAGTTCGTACGGAGAGCTTTGAGCATCGCAGAGCGGTATGCCTCGCTTGCACGCCCCGTCTTTTCTGCATTGAGAGATGCACCCGGAGTGTTGGTGATTGCCGCCGTCACGGGCTTTGCAAGCTGCGCGTCGAGAATCGCCTGACGCTCCATGCGCTCGATATCCTTGCCGAGTGCGAGCACCTCATTCTCCATCTGCTCGTATGCCTTAGCATCCTCGGCTGTAAGATGCCCGTCCTTTTCGTGAGAATCCAGAAACTGCTTCGCCTGTTCCCACATTTCTGCACGCTTCTCGCGCATTGCCATGATCTTATCCATGTTCTTGTCCCTCCGTTAATTCCTTAATGTGAAATAGAAAAGAGCCGTCTTTTCAGAGGCTCTGCATCGACATTTTGTGTTCCCTGCCCGAATTTCGAGAGCAGAGAGTTCGTGACGGCGGCACGGGAGAAGATCAGCCCGTCTGCCGCAGCACTTGTGAGATGTTCCCTGTTCTCATAGAGAACGGAATCCGCAAATCCAAGCTCCACCGCCTTCTTTGCATTCATCCACGTCTCGGCATCCATCAGCCGTGAAATCTTCGCACGGGACAATCTCGTCTTGATCTCGTATGCGTTGATGATGCTCTCCTTGATTTCAGAGAGGAACGTAATTGTCCGCTCCATCTCGTGCGTGTCTCCGATGGAGACGGTCATCGGATTGTGAATCATAATGGTGGCCACGGGCGACATCTCAACCGTCGATCCTGCCATCGCGACAACAGATGCAGCAGAGGCTGCAATCCCGTCAATCTTGACGGCGACGTTCCCCTTATACTCCATCAGCATATTGTAAATCTGTGCCGCTGCATAACAGTCCCCGCCCGGCGAGTTGATCCAGAGGTCAATATCTCCCTCGACGGCATTCAATTCCTCTCGAAACATCTGAGGTGTGACCTCATCGCCCCACCACGTCTCGTCTGAGATTTCACCGTCAAGAAGCAAGACACGCTTCTCTCCTTCGTTCCGTACCCAGTTCCAAAATTTACGTTTCATCACTTACTCCCTTCTGCCTTCCGGCAAACAGCCCCGCATCCTTTAGCGTCGTCATATTCCCATTGATAAGGTACAAATCACCGCCCTCTGCGGATTCAATCGGATTCATGTCCTCAAGGCTGCGGATGTCGTTCGCCGACAGCCATCCGTTCTGTCGCCCGATGGCATAGCCCTCCATGCGGCTCTTGTAATCTCCGCGCAGAAGCCCGTCCACGTTGAAGCGGATGAAGTAGTCCTTCCGCTCCTTGTCCGTCAGCAGTGCTTTCTGCAGCGACTGCTCCCAACGGACTACCCACGGATTCAGTGTGTACTTCACGAACTCAAGCGACTGCTGCTCGATGTTTGAAAACGAGGATTTCTCCAAGTCTCCTACCATATGCGGCGGCACACGATAGAGCCGTGCGATCTCGTCGATCTGGAACTTTCTCGTCTCTAGGAACTGCGCCTCCTCGGGCGGTATGGCAATCTGCTGATACTTCACGCCTTCCTCAAGGACGGCAATCCTGCCCGTGTTCATCGTACCGCCGTAGACGGCGTGCCAACTCTCACGGAGCTTTGACGGGTCTTTGAGAACACCCGGATGTTCCAGAACACCGCCCGGACGCGCCCCATTCTTGAAGAAGGCGGCACCATATTCCTCTGTGGCAAGCGCAATGCCGATGGCATTCTTTGCCATAGCGATAGGTGAATATCCCACAAGTCCGTCAAATCCAAGCCCCGGAATATGTAGCACATCCTCACATCGCAGACGAATCTGCCCCTTGTCCGAAAAATTTGGATTCTCCTCCGTGGTTCTCGTGTAGGTGTAGTAAAGCTCACCCGTGCGGCTATCGCGACTCACCTCCATTTTGTCCGGGAGGAGCGGATAGAGTCCAAGGACACGCCCTCTGCCATCCCGCAAAATTTGTGCGTAGGCATTCCCCCACAGGAGGAGATGCGCCATAAGCGTCTCACGAAAGACAAAACTCGTCATCTCGGGGTTCGGCGCATCGTGGAGCAGGAAGTACAGAGAATGCTCCGGCACGCGCTCCTTGCCCTGCCCTTGGTAGACGTAGACGTGAAGCGGCAGCCCTGCGATGGATTCTGCGAGGATGCGGACACAGGCATAGACTGCCGTCGTCTGCATTGCCGTTCGCTCGTTGACCGCCTTGCCCGCCGCCGTCTGTCCAAACAAAAAGGACAAGCCGCCAAGATGATTCATAGGCTTGTCCCGTGAACGGAAGAGTTTGCTGAATAGGTTCATGGAAACCTCCATTTCAAAATACCAACACCCCACGGCTCTCATACACCGATTCCGACGTATCATTTCCACATCGGATCGCACGGTCGAGCGCCATAATGAGTGCGATCACACCGTCGATCTTCTCGGTGGATTTTTCCTTATCTGCCTTGATATTCCCCGCAGGGTCGGTGCGGATGAAGATGTTGTCTGCCATCCAGCGCATGACGGGATGCCCGCCGTGCGCTATTTTCTTTTCCAGTGTCAGCTTCATCAACTCTTTGGTCGGGGGACTCATATCCTTGAACCCCTGTCCGAAGGGAACGACCGTGAATCCCATGCCTTCGAGGTTCTGTACCATCTGCACCGCGCCCCATCGGTCAAAGGCAATCTCGCGGATGTTATACTTCTCGCCAAGTTTCTCAATGAACGCCTCGATAAATCCGTAATGAACAACATTCCCCTCGGTGGTCATAAGAAAGCCCTGCTTCTGCCACAAGTCATACAGAACGTGGTCGCGCCGCACACGCAGGTCGATATTCTCCTCAGGAATCCAGAAGTACGGAAGCACGGCAAACGGCTCATCCTCCTCTGTCGGTGGAAACACCAGAACAAATGCCGTAATGTCCATCGTGGAGGAAAGGTCTAGTCCGCCGTAGCAGACACGCCCTTCCAATGCCGCTGCATCCACAGGCAGGCCGCACGCATCCCATTTGTCCATCGGCATCCACCGCACGGACTGCTTCACCCACTGGTTCAGACGAAGCTGTCGGAAGCTGTTCTCCTCGGCGGGATTCTGCCGTGCCGAATCGCACGCCGCTTGTACCTTGTCGATGCCGACCGTAATGCCAAGCGACGGATTTGACCGCTTCCAGACCTCGGGGTCTGTCCAATCCTCATCTTCCTTCGCTCCGTAGATCACAGGATAGAAGGTCGGGTCGATCTTTCGCCCTTCGAGAATGTCCTTCGCTTTCTGATGCGTCTCATAGCAGATGGACTGGGTATCCGTCCCCGCTGTGGTGATAAGGAAGTAAAGCGGCTGCATACGCGCATCACCAGAGCCCTTCGTCATAACGTCAAAGAGTTTGCGGTTCGGCTGCGTGTGAAGTTCGTCGAATACCACGCCGTGGATATTGAAGCCGTGCTTTGAGTATGCCTCTGCCGAGAGCACCTGATAGAAGCTGTTCGTTGGCAGATACACCATCCGCTTCTGCGAGGCGAGGATCTTTACTCGCTTACCGAGTGCAGGACACATCCGCACCATGTCGGCAGCGACCTCGAATACGATGCTCGCCTGTTGACGGTCGGCAGCACATCCATACACCTCGGCACGTTCCTCACCGTCTCCACAGCAAAGGAGCAGTGCGACAGCGGCCGCAAGTTCGCTGTTGTGCGTCGGCACGAAGGATTCTCCTACCAGATAACAATGACTTGCGCTGTCTACTTGAATGCACTGCATGGGGACTCTCTCTGAGAGCGGTTCCATATCTGCCAAATAATGAAAGCGGGAGCGAGCAACGGGTAGGTTTCTTTTCTCGATCTGCAGTTTCTTTGCCACAGGGATTCGGATAATGGAGCGGCGGACTTCTTTCTCGTTATCTGCATACCGCTGTCGGTGCTTCATTGTTCGGCGATAGATTTCGCCCGTTGTCCAAAGGACGGAGCGCGGCTGTCCGATGATGTACTCCACATTCCAGAGATGCCGCTCCCCTGCCACGATGGACGATCCGTCGCGGAAGGTCAATCGATAGGCTTGCTCCGTATCATCCACATCGCTCTTGGCGACAACTCGGCAGGGCTGTCCGTTTTCGTCAAAAACGGTATCTCCCACACGAATATCACCCATTGTAGTGAATCCGTTCGGTGTCGGGATTTTCGTATTGAGTGCCAACTGTTTTCCCTGTTTCTTGGGAATCTCAACATACGCCGTGTTGAACTGGCGATACCCGCTCGGCTTCAAAATTCCGAAAATGTCTCGGATAATGCGCTCCTGCCAGTCGATGAGTTCGAAGGGCTTTCCTGCCCACGTCCCCTTCGTATGGCACAGGCACTCGATAAAGCCCACAGCATAGTCCGCAGCGGCTTTGTCATAGTGCGATTCCTCTGCCATGAACTTTGTCGGCTTGTAGTCCGTCAGTTTCCGCAAGCAATCACCCCCATCAAAAAAGAGCCGCCGTCAGCGACTCAAAAACACAGAAACGAGAAGCAGCCCCGAAGGGCTGTTTTGTTGTTCGGCGTGGCTTAGATGCGCTTCATGCACCAAGCCATCGCGTGACCGCCGTCCTCGAAAAGCTCGGTGGCGGCTTCGACAAGGTTCAAGCGGCATTCAATGTCCGCGAAGCCTGTCTCCTCTGGCGTTTCGACCATCTCGTAGACGGCTGCGTGGAAGCCCCAGCATTCCATCCCGACGACAAGGATCTGCTCGCCGTAGCGAAGGATCGCGCCGCTCGTTCCGAACCGCATCTCATCGAGGTGCTCCATCGTGGTGGTCTTCGGCCATCTTGCTTCTGCGTTTCTCATTTTGTGTTCCTCGCTTTCTGTGTGTAGGTTGTTCCCTTTGGTCATGTACATATATGCCTCTAAACGCAGAATATAGCAAGTCGTATTTTGAATAAACTACACTTATTTTTCGAGAGAAACACAGCCCCGAAAGGCTGTGCTAAATCCCTAGAATCGTAAGCTATTTTTCACCCGTGAGGATAAATCGTACATACGTCGCACGGTCTTCCTCGATGAAGCAGACCAGTTCGTAGAACCCCATCTCGAACGCCATCCGCTGAACTCTGGGGACGTCGAACATATTCACCCGCCCGGAGTTGCGGATGTCCATGATCTGGGAAACAACCTTCTCGTTCATGATCTGTCGCCTTTCTGCACGATGTGGAAAGAGTCCACACCGGGGATCAGGCTCAGTGACGATCCTGTCTCCCATCGGACAAGAAGTTGCCCCGCGTCATCAACGCCCATGACCTCGCCCATCGTTCCTGTCGGAGGGGCTTGCGGATCGTCCATTCCGAGGAGTTCCACTCTCGTCCCGCGCGGGTACCGCTCTCGAAGTGCGGCGATCTGCTCCCTACTCGGAAATCGCATGATCCTCAGCCTCCTTCCGATGTCTGCTCTTAAACGCGCTGCTGCCCGTGAGGTTCTGCAGGAGAATCTTGCGCGACTCTTTGTAGGCGTTTCCGATCATGCCAAGGCGCAGGAGAAAGCAGCGGAATGCGTATTTCTCGTTGTCCACAATCTTCTCCTTTGCCGTGACGCGCTTTTGCATCCGTGCCATCTGGCAGAGTTTGCTGATGAACTCGGCGTATGCCTTTGCCGTCTCGTCGGTGACCGTGCCGTGCAGCCATGCAAAGGTGATGCGGTCATCGATCAGCGTGTAGGTCGCTTCCCCGATGTCAAAGGCATGGCAAATCAGCCGTCCCTTGCTCAGGAGGAGCGCGTCCAGATTCTGCAGCGCCGTCTCCGTGAAAAGGGTGCGCGGGAGGCTGATCGAAAGGCAGTCCTCATCGGTTGCTGCGACAGCTTCCTCCATCGCAGTAACTTCTGCCGGCGTTTCTGTTGGTGTCAGCTTATCCTCTGCCGGATCAACTTCGCTAGGCTCTTCCACCGCCGCTTCCGGTCGGCTCGGCTCATTCGCCCCTGTGTCCCCGCAGAAAGCCTCGTTCTCGCCGTCCTTGGACGTGAAACCCGCCTCGCGTAGTGCCGTGCGCACACGCGTAACAGTCGCTTCGTCTGCGGCATCGTCGAAGCAAAGGATGCCCGCCTTTGTGATCTCAAATGCGCCGACCTTGTAGGAAAAGCTCGGTGCGCCGCAGTAGGTGGGCTTCATCTCGAGCACTTTTCCCACAATCCCGACCATCGCCTTGCGCTCTTCCTTCTGGATGTCGTAATTGACCTTCATTTTGAAAACCTCCTTTATGAACTTTGGTCATTACATTCATCACTCGTATGGGAAGAATTAGCAAGCGGATTGTATTGTATACACCCATAGCTTCAGTGAGATAAACCACAGAGTATCATCATTTCACAGAATAAGGAGTGGTCATGCGCTCGAGCATCTTGCCCGTCATCCAGATCGCACCGTCGATGACGAGCGGTAGGAAGATGCGGTCGCGGAATCTGCACCATCCCGTCTCCTTCTCCGCGCTCTCCTTCAGTGCCGCCGTATACGCCGCCGACACCTCACGCGCTGCGGGAAGCCCCTTCTCATGCAGCCAGAGGACGGTCGCCTCTTTTGCCTCCGTCTGCACAAAGTCCCCGATATGGTTCTTCAGTTCGTTTTGAATATGTTCCAGTTTCATCTTCAGCACTCTCCTTCATAATCCGTTACCCCACGCGCAATGGCGCGGGCAAATTCATCCTGCTGCGTCCCAAGAAGCTCTGCATCGCCCGCATGGTCGATAAACGCAAGCTCCACAAGCACTGCGACCGCATCCGTGTTGCTCAAAACGTACAGACCGTTGACACCGGGCTTTGCCCCCTTCACGCCGCGATCCGTTGTACCAAGCGCATCCACAATCTGGTTCTGAATGCAGTTTGCCAGTGTCTCCCCTGCGCCGCTTCCGTAGAAGTGCCAGACCTCCGTTCCGTTCGCACTGCCGTTACAGGCATTGCAGTGAATGGAGATGAATACGTCCGCACCGCTGCGGTTGGAAGCGGAGACAACTTCATGGAGGCTATCAGATTGCAGACAGCCGACTACCTCCACACCTGCGGCAGTGAGATAGGCCGCCACAAGGTCAGCGACGTTCTTTGCCACATCACACTCGCGCAGTCCGTACCCACACGCGCCGGGGTCGGGATTTCCGTTCGGCGCATGACCTGCGTTTAGAAAAACTTTCATTATGCTGCCTCCTTCGGCATTACGCCACATTCTTTCACAAAATCAATAAACGATTCGCAGATTGATAAATCCACGAACCGTTTACATCGGTTGATGACATCTTCTTCTATCCACGGAGGGATTTCTTCCACCTCGTCATATCTTCCGTAATCCCCGAACATACAAGCCATTCCCACATTCCGCGCCTGAACAGCCTCTTCGAATGTTTGATAATAGCCAAGGTGTATATCATGCTGACAAATCTTGATTCTCGCACGATATTTCCCGCGAGGTTTATAGAAGCTGACACCCGTCACCCCAGAGGTGTTGTTCCTCTGCCGTGGTTGGTTGCACTGATTCTGTTGATGCGTACAAATTCTGAGATTGCATAGGCGATTGTCCAAGGTGTCCAGATTGATATGGTCTACCTCGTAGCCTTTGGGGACATCCACCAGATGTCGATGCAGCTGTTTTCTGTATCTGTCCATCACATAAAGGATTTTTCCCGTCAAATCACGGTAATTGCGATAAAAGCTGATTCCGGCGATCTTATCCAAAGATGACGTGTCCACCATAAAAACGATACCGTCAGGAAGATGCCCATAGGCAATGCTCCCGTCCTCGGAAAACGTATATTTCACATTGCACACGTCCTCATCCTCCTTTCTTCCGCCCTTTTTGAATGTCGTTTATCGTGGCATCCTTCATGCCAAGCTCCTCTGCTGTGGGGATATATGCCTCGGAGCAGGGGAGCTTTTTCCCGTCACGGATGATATGCACATCCTCTGTATTTCCATGATATGCCACAAAACGGCGCACAATCGCCGAGGCATAAACAGGATCAAGTTCCATCAGATATGCCGTGCGATCCATTTGTTCCGCTGCCATCAGCGTCGATCCGCTGCCGCCGAACAAATCCAAGACGATGCTGTTGACCAGAGAGGAGTTTTTCATGGGGTATGCGACGAGCGGGAGCGGTTTTGTTGTCGGGTGCAGTTTCGACTTACTCGGTCGGTCAAATTCCCAAACGGTGGTCTGCTTTCTGTCTCCGTAGAATTTATGCTTTACGGTGTCCTTGAATGCATAGATGACAGGCTCATGGCGCATTTGATAATCGAAACGCCCCAGAACAAGAGATTGCTTTACCCAGATACAGGTCGTTGAGTAGTGAAATCCGGCAGCAACGACAGCATTGTAGAAATTGACCTTTTCCGCATCCGAGTGAAAAATGTAAATGGCAGCCCCGTCCGCAAGATTCTCATAGGCATTTTTGAATGCTGAGAGCAGGAACTGATAGAACTCCTCGCCCTTCAGGTTGTCGTTCATGATTTTCATGCCTGTGCCGCCTGTGTAGTTACACGCATACGGCGGGTCGGTAATGCACACATTCGCCTTTTTGCCATCCATGAGAAGTTTTACATCCTCGGGTTTTGTAGAGTCTGCACAAAGGAGACGATGCTTGCCCAAAAGCCACAAATCACCGGTTTTTACGAAAGGCTCTGCCTGCAGGGCGGCATCTTCGTCAAAATCATCTTCCTGCGCCTCGTTATCGTCTGCGGCAAACAGATCGGCAATCTCGGCTTCGTCGAAGCCTGTGAGTGAGATGTCGAAGTCCATGCCTTGCAGGGCTTCCATCTCAACGCGCAGCATCTCCTCATCCCAGCCCGCATCGAGTGCGAAACGGTTGTCTGCGAGGATATAGGCTTTCTTCTGCGCTTCTGTGAGGTAATCCACGAATACGCACGGAACTTGCTCGATGTTCTCTGCCCGTGCAGCCATAACGCGCCCGTGTCCTGCGAGAATGCCGTAGTCCTTGTCGATTATGACGGGACTGACGAATCCGAACTCCCGCAGACTGCCGCGCAGCTTGTTGATCTGCTCGGGCGAATGCGTCCGTGCGTTGTTGGCATACGGAACGAGTTTACTGATCGGAACGAGCTTCATCTCCGATGTTGTTTTGTTCAAATGACTTCCCTCCTTACTTTCTCGAACGCAGCAGCCGTTCCATCCGATCCTCCTGCGGCGATCCGCTGAACGTGGTGGTACAGTTCTGCTTTACGATGTCGAATATCTCATACCAGAGCAGATTGGACTGTTTCTGGAATGCCTGCCCCATCTGGACAAAGGGACTTGCAATCGCGCCGCCTGTGGTCGGATGCTTGCCGATGAGCCCATATTGACTCATCGCTTCCTCACACTGGATGAAGCGGGCAAATGCCTGCGCGTAGCTTTCAATGAGCCGTGGATTCACAAGCCGCTCACAGCCGCGCTCCTTCAGCCACAGCCATGTTTCGCGGAAAATCTCATCCGCACCGAGCGGCTTTCCGTTCCGCTGTCGCGCAGACAGGAACTCGCTCGGCGTTGGCATCTCCTCACCGTAGAGGTCAGCGGCATCCACAAGGTCTGTGCCGTCCAGTTCCGTCATGGGGAACTCCATGATGTGCGCCGTGCGCCCGCCCGCAATCTTATCTGCCAGTGCCTCGGGCTTATCTCCCGCCCGGATGCGCCGCCCGCCACGATTTGTACCGTCACGCGCCATCTTCTCGCCCCCTTCCCTTAATACCCTGTTTGAACCGACGTTTTTTTGCGTGCGCCCCCTCCCCGGTCCAGTAACGGCGCGGTTTTAGAGATTTGACCGCCCCCTGGGGGGTCTAGCGGTCGCCTCTGCTACGCTGGTGAATTCGCTCATGACAGGACACGCAGAGCGACATCAGATTCTCCGTATCATGCGTGCCACCGTCCGAAATCGGTTGGATGTGATGCACGAGTGTTGCGTGGATGTATCTGCCCCGCTCTTTGCAGCACTCGCAAAGTGGATGCGCTGCCAAGTGTCGGTCACGGATTTTCTTCCACGAACCTCCGTATCTCTTATGCTGATCGTAGCCACGAGCGAAGTGGTCATAATGCCTCTGCATCGTTTTTTCGTGCGTCTCACAGTAGCAACTCTTTCGATCCGTGAGGTTCGGACAGCCTGTCATGCGGCAGGGTCGTTTCGGCTTTCTCGGCATCGTTTCACCTCCTCGATGGCATGAAAAAACCTCCGCTGGGATTGCTCCCATTGGAGGTCGAGCCTTTAAGCATACTTTTCATAACACCATTTTACCATGTCAACACTGGAACTCAAGAGAATTATAGTGAAGTCTTTTTGCGTGATTTCAAAACGGCTTTGATGGCCGGGACGAGTTTCGTAACATTGGCGTTAATATTGTCTGTATCGATATGGATAATCTCCCAATCCTCGCCCAGCTTCCAAATGATGACTTCATCTCGCTTTCGCTGCTTATCTGCATGATCCTTGCCATGAAACGGTCTGCCGTCAATCTCTAGGGCGACCTTATATTCTGGGATAACGAAGTCTATGGAATAATTAAAAATCTTCACTTGATGACGGATCTTTAATCCTTTACGGACAAGTTCCAACGCAGTCATGATTTCTTCTGTGCTCTGAAACCAACCTGGTCGGTCGATATTTCTTTTTATTACATCATATGCCCGTTGATATTTTTCTATAGGTGCCACCTTGCTGATTCTTTTGATTGCTTCTTCCAGCTTGCGTCCCTTTTTTTCTGTTGCAAGAAAGTTGTTGCCGGCTTTTCTTACTGCCGAAAAAAAGCTACGACACTTGGGACAGGTAATTTTCATCCCCTTTTTATACGTCCAAGTCGTGACTGGCGCTCCGCAAATATGGCACTCTGGGTAATAAACCTCAAAACCATACTTATCCTTACCGATAGAAATATTGTCTTCTAGTGCTTCCTGATAACTCATGACCTATCTACCTCCGCTACAAGAATCTTATCCACAGCAGTGAGCGCTTTGGAATGGAGAATATGCACCCAGCGGGAAGTATAGTGCATCTCGCCCGCAATCTCGTCCCACGACATGAAGCTGAGATACCGAAGTTCCAACAGCATGAGTGCGTTGGTATCCTGCACCTTGCTGATGGTCGCCATAACCTCACGCTTCAAATCCACCAAATGGTCGATGTCATCGTTGATTTCATTTTCCAAGTCGACAATCTTGTCGATGGTATCCGCCAAGCGATGGACATTCCTCGTGCCACTGACAGGCTCCGTTCCCATTGTGGACGTGGCTCTGGTAGCAAGATCACGCAGAGAGTCCACTTGGCGGAGCTTGCTGTTGACCCGTTGGTCAATACGATACGCCTGACTCAGATACTCTTTTGCCGTCATGCAAATTCCCCCTCCAACTTCTGAAGCAGCCATTCCCCATCCAGACTGGTCAGCAGCGCGAACCATGCGGAATGGAAGAACTGCTCCGTATCAGCACGCATATCAATCGCGTCTGCATTCTTCGCATCTTTAGCAAGAACTGCTCGTGCCCACCGATAGTCTTTCGCCGCCTGTTCGACGATGGCGTTTGCCAGAATTTCATAGTTCATGATGTTACCTCCACTTTGACGGCAGCAATCAGAGCCGCCTGTGTCTTGTCCTTCTGCTTCAAAGCGCGAAGGATTCTCTCGTCAATCGTGCCCTCGGCGATGATGTGCTGCACCACCACAGTGTTTGAGTTCTGTCCCTGCCGATAGAGCCGCGCCACGGTCTGTTGATAGAATTCCAAACTCCATGTGATGCCAAACCACACCAAGCTCGAACCGCCGCTCTGAAGGTTCAGCCCGTGACCTGCGCTCGCCGGATGGATGAGAGCAACGGGGATCTCTCCGCGATTCCATCGGGCGATTGCGTCATCCGTATCCAGTCGGACGCACGGCACGCGCTTTTCGATGCGCTCCGCATCATGCCGAAACCAATATGTCACGAGAAGAGGCTTGCCGTTCATGCTCTCGACGATGTCCTCCAAGGCATCAAGTTTGCGGTCATGGATATGCAGGGTAGTTCCATCGTCCGTATAGACTGCACCGTTTGCCATCTGCGCGAGTTTCCCGGACAGGACTCCGGCATTTGCCGCCGTCACCTCGTCGCCCTTCATCTGCAAAACCAACTGCTCGCACATCTCGGCATACATTTTCTTCTCTTCCTCATTCATGCGAACACTGTATTCGCTCTCGATCAGCTCCGGCATTCTCAGATGGTCGGCGGCTTTCATGGAGATGGTGATGTCGGCAATCTTCTCGTAAATCCGCTCCTCGGCTCCGGGCAAGGGAGCGTAGGAGAAGACCACCTGTCCGTTTCGCTTGTCCGGCACGAAGTAATCTTGCCGGTACGTCGTAATGAACCGCCCCAAACGCTGTCCCATGTCGAGCACCTTGAACTCTGCGAACAAGTCCATCAAGCCGTTGCCGGACGGCGTTCCCGTCAGCCCGATGACTCTCTTTGCCAGAGGGCGAATCTTCATGAGTGCCTTGAAGCGTTTACTGCTCCAATTCTTGAAGGACGAGAGTTCGTCAATCACGATGGCATCGTAGGAGAAGTCCGTTTTCTCCACGAGCCACGGCACGTTCTCGCGGTTGATGATGTAGAGGGAGGCTTGCTTGCGAAGCGCATCCCGACGCTCTTTCTCCGTTCCGACTGCAACGGAATAACGGATATGGTTCAGATGCTCCCACTTACCGATCTCCTGCGGCCATGTGTTCCGTGCCACACGAAGCGGTGCGATAACGAGAACGCGAGAAATCTCAAAATGGTCAAAGAGCAAGTCATTGAGGGCTGTAAGCGTAATTACCGTCTTTCCAAGTCCCATATCGAGGAGTACGGCGGCAGTTTTATGGCTTGCGATAAAGTCGATGGCGTACTGCTGGTAATCATGCGGTATGAACTTCATGGGGCATCACCTCCAATCTCAACGGAATTCATTACCGAAACACTTCCTGCAGCACATCCACATGATAGGTATTCACCATGCCATATTTGGCATCGTACTCCTTGCCGATGTGGTAGCCCTGCTTTCTGGACATTGCCGAGGCTTTGCGTCCGAGTCTTGCGGCGACATCCCGACCAACGCCACGAACTCCCGTGAGGTTTGCATAGCCGATGATGGTGTAGTGGTGCTCATCGATGGTCATCTGCTTGGACTCCACATCGAGAAGCCGTTCATCCACCTTGTCGATACGGGCATTTGCCGCCTTGATTTCCTTCGCCTGTTCCACCATTCGCTGTGCGCTGAACAGCAGAAATTCCTCGGGTGTCATGTTCCTTATGGGGTTGAAATAGCTTTCTTCCAGCTCATCGAAAACATCCCACGCCCGCTCAGTTCCGAGCATTTTGCTGTGACGCGCCGCCCCTTGTTTCGTCCAAAGAATCAGAGACGGTGCGCGACTCCCGACAACTGACTCGATATTTTCGAGTGAGTCCTTGAAAGCCTTGAGATCAGCACCTTCAAGTTTGAAGTAATGCTTCCCCTCAACGAATCGCGCCCTGTTGTTCTTAAAATTCTGCTGGATATGAATTGCCCTGCATCCATACGCCTCGGCAAGCTGCTCCGTGGTCATGACACGGATGCTGTTGTGTTCCAATACCGTAAGTTCATTCATGGTCGATTTCCTCCAATACGCTGTCAATTTGATTTATCTCGTCAATCACATACACCTTGAATCCAAGCCGCCGAAGCAGTCTGTGCCGTACCAGTTGAAGTGGTCTCGGCTTTCTGCCCGGTGCTTTCAGTTCCACAAAACCCATTCTGCCGCCGGGCAAAAGCACCAGTCGATCGGGCATTCCATCGAATCCCGGCGAGGTAAACTTTGGTGCGATGCCGCCCATCGCTCTGGTTCTTGCTGCAAGTTCCTTCTCAATGTCTTTTTCCCGCATCCTGTTCTCCTGTTCCACACTCCGTTCCATGTGCTTGTTCCATCCTTCCATCCAGTCATATCAAGCCTTCCGATGGTTTTTGGAACAACGATGCACAGGAAATTTTGCTTTACACGCGTATGTGTATACCCGCGCGCTCACTATTTATTTTTTATATATTTTATTTAATATATAAATATTGTTCCCTTGTACCGAAGTCTTATACAGCAAGGCTTCGGACGTGGAACAACTCTGGCACAAGTCACAAGCGGCTGTAAATTCTCTGCTTGCCATAGATCGGGATGCGTCTCGGCTCGGGCAGTTTCTGCCATTCGGGGATCTTTGCCATAATGGCAGCGATGGCATAGCTGTCGATGGGACGCAGATCCTCTTTCCGTCTGCCAAAACATTCACACCAGATCTCCATATTGCTGACGGTCTGCCGCTTTTCTGTCCCTCGTGCGGAAAGATCGTCGCCGCTCAGGAAGTCCCGCCGTTCATAAAGCCCCATCTGATTCCAGTTGGCAGGCAGAAGTTCATCCAGATAGAGCCGCACCAATCCTTCACGCTCATCCTGCTCCGTAACGGCATCCTGCTCGGCTTTCGCCACGGACTCCAACTCTGCGTCAAGGTAGAGGGATTCCCCAGCATCGTATCTTGCGACTGCCTCTGCCCAAATCTGCTTGATCTCCTCCAAAGAGAGATCCCACGGCTTCCTTTTCCCGCCCGGTGTCTTGACTGTCCAAAAGCGGCGATTTCCTGTACCGTCACGGAGATATGCACCCTCGCAGTTGGTCGTGCCAAAGAAAATGCACTGCCTCGGATGCGGGGTAACACGCCGCCCGAAACTGGCTCTGTATTTATCATCCTGCCGCGAAATGAACGCCTTGACCTTGTCGATGTCGGCTTTCCGCATGCCCGCAAGTTCTCCGATTTCCATGATCCAGTAGCCTTGGAGTTTTTCGGCTGCGGTCTTGTCGTTCATGTCGGTCAGAGACAGGCTGTCGGAATACCACTCGCCGCCCAGAAGTGCCACAATCGTGGACTTTCCGATACCCTGCGGTCCGTTCAGAACGAGAATGTTGTCAAACTTGATGCCGGGTTTCCGCACTCTTGCAACAGCGGCGCAGAGTGTCTTTCTCGTGACTGCACGTACATAGGCATTATCCGGTGCTCCAAGATAATCAATGAGCAGGGTGTCCAGACGCGGGACTTTATCCCACGGCGGCAGACTGTCTAAAAACTCACGGATGGGATGATAGGATCGGTCGTCGGCGACCTTGGTCACACCAATCTCATAGTTTCGTGCCGAGAACGTTCCATAGTGATCGTCTACATAGCAGATGAGCTGCGCGTCATCTGCATCCCGCCAGAACCTCCCCGGATGCTTCCACGGGACTTCTCCCCGAATTTCCATATTGTCCGCCAGTTGGTTGAATACGATCCCCTTCAAGACCGAATCATGCTCCATGATGAGTTTCAAATTGCGCAGGGAGTTGACCAGTACGCCGTTCTTGTCACGAACGAGTGCCGTCTCCCAATCACTGCCCTCAAAATCCTGTGCCGCCGTCTCCCTCCGCTCGGCGAGGAGCAAGGAGGAAACGAGTTCATCGCGACTGGCAAGTTCTGCCATCGCCGCAAAGGACTTCTTGGAGTCGTCGTCACCGAACTTATGGATTCGAACGAGGTCAAATGCGTTCAGGAGTTTTTCGGAGGCAGGATCGGTTGCATGATGCGAGTATGCGAATTTGCCGTCATAGACGACCACACCCGCCGTTCCTTCGCCGGGGATGTAGTCATAACGCCCATCTACCGCCGACGGTGTATAGACATCGGAGAGATGTTTCTCAATGACTTCCTCGATGCTGTAGGCACGGCAGAAGGCTCCGACGATGCCACTTTTCTGAAGCGGATCTGCCTGTGTGCTGACACTGTGCTTTACGGCTTCGGACTGGCGAGAAGATACCGGCCATTGCGTCACATCCCGCCAATCATCATATTTGGCAAGATAGGCATCCACATCCAGCGGATCACCGTCCTGCTCCTCAAATATGAACTCGCCGTTGGACGGGCAGGAAGCCCAGTACATCATGCGGTTTGCCTGATAGGTGGAGTCATCGAAATACTCCATGCCGATCTGTTTCGCGACCATACGCATGAACGGCGCATATTCTTCCTCACTGACTTCGCGGGAGAACGGCATCACGAGACGATACCGCTGATGCTGCAACGTATGGCTGTGTGTGGAGTAGATGAAGAAACGTACGCCCGCGAGGACTTCTTTTGCTTTACCGAGAAAATCCTCCCCGTCGGGAATGTGATCAGCATCGAGCGCACCGCACTCCCTGCTGATGACATGACCTTTCTTCCGAATGCCGCCTCTCAGCCAGCCGCCGACAAAGCCGCCCTGGTCTTTGGCAATATCCCGCTGTGCCTTCGGCAGTTTCGGATACTCTTCCACGGTTTCCGAGGTACGGATAGGATGACGGTTGCGCTCTTTGATGTCCTCCCAGCTCATTTCTTTGTTTTTGTACCGCTTCTCGGTATTGCGGTTACAGACCGCGATTTTCATGGAGCAAGCACCTCCTCGCACTTTGTTGTGAAATAGCGGATGTTCTTCCGCAGTCTCTTGGCATGAGCAATCTCCGCTGCCATGCCCTCGGTGATCTTCTCGCCGAACACCCAGACCTCGCCACACAGCCGCAAAAACTCGAGGTTCAACGACATCGCTTTCCCACGCTCGTTTGTCTCTGACATAAACTGCGGGAAATACAGATGCGGGGCAATCGGAATGCGTCCCCTGCTCACCGCGAACTTACAGTACTGCCGCGCCCGCATGACGTTGACGTGCGGGCTGTCCCGATAGGGTGAGCAGATATAAACAAATCTGCCCTCCCTGCTTACCTTTGTGAGAGCGGCGTGCGCCGTAGGATCGGCATAGCCCTCGTGGTTTCTGCGCTCAATCATTTCTCGCACCTCATCTTCCTGCTGCACTCCGTGCAGCAGATCGCCGTGCCGAAGAGGTCGAACTCCGCATCGCCGAAGAACTCGTTGAAATCGACGGGCACTTCCGCTCCGCAGCGCGGACAATGGCAAAAGACATTCTCATCGTTGATTTCCACCGTGACCTCCAGAGCGTCATTGATGTTTTCCTTAACATAGAACATAAGATTTCCTCCCTTTGAAAACTGATTAGTTCCTCTCATCAGTAAGAGGACGAACAGGGAGGTTTTGGTCACCAAAAATCCTCCCAATTTTCTGGGAGGATGGACATTAGTCTTTCTGATAGAATGCGCACTCGAAACCGTCGGCGTGAAGCAGAAGCCCCTCTGCCCAAGGCGGGGTTCTCGCCATCTGCTCACAAACGGCAGATAGTGAGGTGCGTTCATCGCATTCGATAATGATTTCATCATGGACGTGAGCGACAATCTCCATGTTCCGCAGCGTCTGCATGGCATAGCAGAGGATGTCGCGGCTGATGGCCTGCGTGATATTCTCCACGAACTTCGGACCGTAGGATTCGATCCGCGCCCACTTTTTCGAGAGGTCGAGTCCCATGTAAGTAATGGATTCGCCACCGAACTGATTCTCTCCGATGCGCGGTTTTACATAGGAGAGTCTGCGCCCGCTCGGAAGCTGAATGAACATCATGCCACTCTGATAAATGAACCGAATGTCGTGCGTGACCTTCGTGCTGCGTTCCTTGATGCAGTCTTTTGCGGCTCGGTCGACTGCCCACCAGAAATCCACGATATTTGGATTTGCCGCACGCCATGCATCCACGAGCGGCTTTAGTTCCTCTTCCTTCATCCCGGACTCCAATGCACCGAACGCTTTCAGCGCACCGACGGATCCGCCGTAGCCGCAGTTGTGGACTAATTTTCCCGATACGGTAAAACGGTGATGCTTTCCGGCATTTCTGATGTCATAAAGTCGAGCCGTGCGCTGATGATACGCCAATTCTTCCTTTTCTCGCTGACAGCTGTCTCCGCAGCTTTGATGATCTCCGAACGAGTCATTCCTGCGGACAGTTTTCTCGTTACCACAGCGCGGCAATAAGGCCAATACTCCTGATGAAACTCCGACAAAACCGTAATTCTGCGGTTTGCTTGATTTTGCGCTCTGGGTACAAAACGTAGATTCCCTTTGGTGTAATTTCCGTTCGTATCGATGCGATCCAGTTCCATCGAGCGTGAGGGCAGACCGAATGTTTTTATGAGATACAGACCTGCCTCCGTCACACTCGGAAAATCGAACTTGATCCCTCGCCCTCCATACAGAGGGTACGCCCTGTCGTTCGGGTTCTCGCAGCGTTGTTTTGCTGCTGTGAGTCGTCTGTCCAACCAAGATGGAATCTGTCTCGGTTGCGAACAGCTCTGGCAGCCCTTCGATTTCCCGCTGCGAAGATTGTCCAAGTACTGCCACTGGATTGCACCGCATCCCGTACATTTTGTCAGAACGTAGCAATGATTCATTGCCGCATTCCATCTCTTTTCCGGGCTGATGATTCTCACCCAGCCGAATTGCCGTCCCACCATCTCCTGTTTGTACGAGATGTGCGCCGCAGGAGGCGGCATCTCCAAACTGTATCGGCTGCGATTTCCCCTGAACCCAGACGAGATGATCCGGGGTTGCTGTAAGACCTTCATAGGTAATTATCTCCCGTTCGCCTTTGAAAATGACACCATCATGGCTGACCCAGCTTTCTCCGTCCCAGAGCAAATGCTCCGTGCGAACACGCTCAATAGGAACGAGTCCTTCATTCGTAAGGACAAGCTGTCCCTCAGCGATACACGCCAGTTCTGCCTGTTTCCCTTTTTGCCTGAGATGCCCGTTCTCTCCATGCTTGACCACATTGCAGTGGAACATCCTGCCCGCTGTGGCACAGTAGATGTCGCCGTCATCAGCGAATACATCCATGCGCCATCGCTCCTTCGCAAGCCATGACAACACCCGTGCTTCGATGGCAGAGAAGTCCGCAACGATGAATCTCCTGCCTTCCTTTGGAATAAAGGCAGTGCGGATCAGCTGCGACAGGACATCCGGTACGGAGTTGTAGAGGATATTAAGGGATTCAGAATCTCCCTGCCGCACAAGGTCACGGGCATACGCCAAATCTGGGAGATGATTCTGCGGAAGATTTTGCAGCTGCACGATGCGTCCCGCAAAACGCCCAGTACGATTGGCACCATAAAATTGAAACATTCCCCGCGCACGGCTGTCCGCACAGACAGCATTTCTCACCGCCTGATATTTCTTCACCGATGATTTCGCAAGCTGCTGACGGAGCACCAATACTTCCTTCAATGGAGCGGGAACAGTGGCAAGAAGTGCCGTCACAGACTTCTTGGTAAGCGACTCCGTTTCGACACCGTAGTCTCTGAGCCATTCCTTCATCTGCGCCACACTGTTCGGATTCTCAAGCCCGGTCAGAGTTTTCAGCCTGTCCGTCAGTTTTTCCTTGGTGTGCGCGTCAATCTTGACGGCATTCTCCACGAACGGCATATCCAGACATATCCCACGGTCATTGATCTCCTGGTCGAGTACATACTCCTCCCACACCGACTGCGGAACAGGATATTTGAAGAGACGCTGCTGAATCGCCATCTCCACTTCGACATCGCGACGGTTGTAAGACTTGAAGAGCTCCCACTTCTCTCCTGTAGGTTCATGGAACGGCGACACAGAGAAATAGCGGATGAGTGCCTTGCCCTCCGTCATTTTCTGCTCTTCCAGTCCAAGCACACGTCCAACGCCGGCAAGTGAGAGCGGCAGTCCCATGTAGGCAGACCAGACCATTGTGCATCGCCAACTGCGGGGACTCAGAAAGCGGGCACACACCGTAGAAAGTGGATGATTATCATGGAACGGATCGAGGGTCATCCCCAAGTCCGACAAGTAACGCGACAGGCACACACGCTCAAAGTTGGCATTGAATGCCCACTTGATGACGCTCTCATCGGTCAGAGCATCCAGAATTTCCTGCGGAATCTGCTCACCACCCACGAGGTCGATGACCTCCACCGCGCCTCCATCCACGGCATAGGCGAAGAGCAGGATTGCGAAGTCCTCTGCCTCGGCGTAACGATATACGCCGCTTTTCCCAATATCCACACTGCTTCGCGTTTCGAGATCGATAGAAATGGACTTCATGTATGTTCTCCTTCCGTGACAAAGACAGCGAGGAAGAATCCCCGCTGCCCGTGTCGGTCAACTCTTATTTAGCTGAGAAAGTCCTCGTCCTCATCGGCGAAGTCATCCTCGGCGCGGGTCTTGCCGCCGAGCGGCTCACCGTCGGAAATCTTCTGCAGGTTGTTCAGCCCGCAAGCGATGCCCTTGCTGCCGTTCAAGTTGAATGCGTAGAAGTTGATGCTTGCGCGTCCGTAAACGCCGGAGTAGACCTCCGAGTGCTCGATGATCGGATTGCGGGCAGCATCCACGATGCCGGGAGCCGTAGCCGAGTTTGCGTTGACGAAGTAGCTGTCCTTGTATGCCGCATCATCCGGGCGTTCCACATCGCCGTCACGGAGCGGTGTCTTGATCGCCGTGAGCGCAGGGACGGACTTGCTGTTTCCCTTGAGCTTTGACTGCCATTCCTCATATGCCGCCTGAATGGCGTTCTTGACTGCCGTCACGGTCTTGGTGTCGGACTTGGGAATAATAAGCGAGACACTGAACTTCGGCGTACCGCCGTTGATGGACTTTGCCTGCCAGACGTTGGCATAGCTCCAACGTGTCTTGACTCCCGTGATCACTTTTGTCGGATTGATAACTTTTGCCATGATGTGTTTTCCTCAACTTTCCTTAAAATCTTCTGCTGCAGTATTCATCACAGGCCGCTTGTCGCTCATGGGAGCGAGGGTTGGTTTCCCCTGCGGTTTTACGATGAAGCCTCCGAGCAGTTCCTCAAACTTATTTTTTCCGAGCAGACTGGTCATTGCCGTAATCCCGAGCAGTTTCTGTTCATACGGCTCGTAGCCCGCTTCTTTGACGGTATTGGCGACCGCCGCCTCATCGGTGTATTTCCGATTCGAGCGACCTTCCACCAGTTTCCAGTCCGTCCACTGTTTTCCTTGGATTGCCCGCTGCAGGGCGTACTCCTTGATGTCACTGACCCATGCGGCGAGCGTGTCGGCTTTTGCAAGCACCGCCTCCACCTCTGCGTCCTCCAGTGTCGGCGGCATCTCGAAATCATACCGAGCAAGTTCCAGATTGTATTCCGCCCGCTTACGGCAGGTCGCCTTGATTTTGCAGAACTGGCAGTGCGCCCCTGCACAGAACTCGCCTTCTCCCGCGTGTGCCAGCTTTGCCGCAGGTACAAGCGTGTCTGCCGCCCATGCCAGAAGGTCGACTTTCGAGATGCTGAACTCCGAGATGTTGGCGAGACGAGGCTGGAAGATCACCATCCGCACCTCTTCGATGTCGTACAGACCGTCGAACATCTGGATGCATCCGAGCGCGTAGCACATCATCTGCGGATTGTGGTCGGCACTGACCTCGATGCCTTTGCCGTGTTTGTAATCCACGATGCAGACGGTCTTACCCGAAATGATAAGCGTATCGGCTGTACCGAAGCCATCCGGCACGAACGCCGAGAAATCGACGCGCTGCTCCACCGACACCATCGTGTCCTTGCTCTCGTCACGGAACTGACCGACCAGTTCCATCACAAACTGGCAGTACGCCTCAGCGCACTCTTCCATCTCAGTGTCATAGGAAGCGAGGTTCTTGGTCGGATCGCGTACCCGCTCCCCCAGAGCCTTGCAAAGTTTGTACTCGCAGAGCATATGTGCGTCCGTACCTTGTGCGGCATACTCGCTCGGCGTGTCGGATTTCTCCGCATTGAGCCGTGCCGACGGCGGACAGGCAATCCATCGTGCGGCAGAGGATGCGGAGAGAACGGCATGCTTACGTGCCAATGCGCTCAGCCTCCTTCAAGAGTGCCGCATACTGCTCCGGTGCAATGTCGCTGAGTTTGTTTGCGCCGAACTTTGCGATCAGCGACTTGACGGCGGCACTGTGTCCTTCGACAGAGAGTTTCGCAAGTACGGCGCGTACCTCCTCAAGGGTCGGTGCTTCTGTCTTCTCCGTTGGCAACGGTTCCTCTCCTTCGGAACTCTGCACGAATTCCTCCAAGACATTAACCAGTCGGTGAAGAACGCCGATAAGCTCGGCTATTGCTTCATTTTCCTCCCGCATGGAGATCACTTCCTTTCGATTGACTGCGGGGATTTTCACCTTCCTATAAAGAAGAGGACACCGCCGTATGTTTTGGTCACCGATTTTTACATAAAATCTTTGAGCTGTGCTTGAAGCCCGGGCATGAACTTATTCATACGCTTGCGGATGCTTTCCTTAGATTTGAAGCCAACGGCGGTGGCAATCGCACGCTCTGACTCTCCCGCCGCCTTGCGGACGAGAATTTCATGGTCGATGGGATCGAGTTCACCGAGAGCCTCGTACAATTTGCGATTGCGCTCTCTGCAACTGACGGTCTCGGTGACATCCTCTTGAACGGGAAGCGCGAGATCGTTGACTTCCACCGCACGCTCCAAGGAGATTGTCCGATACACGGGATGTGAGCAGCCATCACAGCTGCGATTGGCGCAGCAGGGTTTTCCTTCATAGATACAGTGCTGCCCACGCTTTTCCCGCTTATCCTCCCGCCAGATCGGTCGCATGACAGCAGAGTATTGCTCGGCATCGACAGGTGCATAAATTGCCCGCTCCGACGCCTTGAGGAACTTTTCTCCGGCAGCCTTTCGCCGGACGAGTTCGTCCATGCCCGTATCCCGAAATCTTCCATTTTCGTGGATCTGAATCGGGGCGGGGACATACACGCCCAGCTTCTTACTGAGCTGAAAAAGATGTCCCTGCTGTCGGAGTGCCTTGACCTCCTGCGCGGAGTAGTCTTTGATGATACCGTTGAGCTGGATTTTCATAGTTTTGCGTTCCTTTCGTTCTTGCCGAACGGCGGGATGCAAAACTACGCACGGGCTTCTATCCGAAAATGGGCATAAAGAAGCACGGTGGGAGCATAGAGATACTGACAAGCTCGTTACCTGTCAGCATCCCTATTCGCATCCCGCCGTCCTATGGCCATCTTGGACAACAGATTGACTTACCTAGGGAAACTTGATTTTCTTGTTTTCATCATCTCCTCTCACTACGTACCGAAGAAGTTACTCCCCTCAACAGAAAGCGGACAGTTCGAGCCGTTTTGGTCACCACTTCTGAAGAAACTATTTTGGATATTTTCAGCAGAGGAAGATCTTCCTCTTAATATCCCACTGGACACATTTAGTCGTGGTGGCCGAACTTTTTAGAAATATTTCCACGAACACAAAAAGGCCGGATGACGATAAAGCTCTCGCTTTACCATCATCCGGCCATTCGGTAGCTCATAGCGGCTCCATTGCTCGGTATGTTGGTGTTATGTTCAGACTACCCGTCGCCTCGATAATGTACGTTGTCCTGAATAGTTGAGTTTCACGATATTATGACAGTTGGGGCACTTGAGGGCCAAATTCACATTACCATTGGCATCGATGTCTGCTGCTCTTTTCCCACAAACGGGACATTTGAGCCGTTCCATTGCCTCGCTCTCTGATACTTGAATTTTACTGCCTTTTTGAAGCACACTACCACTCCTTTTACTTAAAATGGAATCTCGTCAATATCCACTAAATTGTTCACGTCATCATCTAAATCCGAAGGAAATGGAGCAGAAAAAAATTTTTCTGTACTCCCTCCATCTTGACGTGGGAAGACAAATTCATTGGTTACCTTTTCTTCCTTTAAATCCACAAGAAGTAACGAAACATAGCCTTGAAATTTCTGCTCACCAAAGTCCTCTAAAATGTCTTCATAAGCCTCTGAATTATCAACGACATAAGATATTCTCTGTGGTACTTCATCGGATTTGAAGTAAGTAAGTGCTGCATAACGACGCGTAAAGTTTTCATAGAAGCGCCGCCCATTTTCAAATTTTCTTCGTTGCTTAACTATTTCATCACTATCAGCATCATCTGTATTTACCCCAAAGCGACGAATAATACGCTCAGAGGATGACGTCTGCAAAAACTCAAATCCCCATTGCCCATTGCCCCCAATGATTTCATTTCTATACAAAAATTGTAGAGAAATCACCCTTGTTTTTGAAACTCTGACACGATGTAGAGGCGAAAAAATAGTATCAGGAGCTCTTCGCATCAGCTCCTTCATGACACTTCTTGATGCTGTCTGTTTGCGTATAAGCATGTCTTCAAATTGTTCAATTTTATTAGGGTCATGTTCCAAGACTTTATGAGCCATGCTCGTAAGTTCTGTAATTGCACCAGTACATTTTTCGGCAAACAGCCGCACCTCCTCTGCTGAAGCAAAACCGTTTGCATCCATAAGCATTTCAAGCGTGATTCCACTTGTGCGATCTCTATGCTCAAAGATCGAGCGAATAACAGTCTCGGTACTGGCACCTCCAAGCTTTTTATTTACTATGCGTGAAAATGTAGATGGGTTTACACCGCATTCCTCTGCAAATTGCTTCATCGTCCGCCCCGGTCCCTTAGCAGCCTCGAGATACTTGGACATTCGCTCCTTATCCACAGGCTTGACACGGGTGTATTCTTCTTGCATGATTTTGCACCTCCTATGGTATTTCTGACCTGTGTGATTGATATATCAACATTATATTGCACAAACAAGCAAATTTCAAGCAATTTTGTGCAATTTTTTCAAAAAATGATGATGACTACCATATCTCTGTTTCCCACCTGTCTTTATCATTTTTTGACATTTAAAGTCCTTCTTAGAGCTCTCAGTATGGATATTGTATATTGTAAAGTTTTTCAATCTGCTTTTAACGCAAAATAATGTCCTTGGACATAGCTACTTTCTTAATAGGGCGAGGATTTATGGTATAATATATTGTATTATATAGAGTAAAAGGGAGATACTAGATTGATGTCTCCATAAACAGCGTCTTTATTCCCCTTACATCTGACGCGATCTCCCTTATCATTAGCAAGCTACACGAGATCAGAGAGAAACAATATACTTTGGAGGAAATAACGAATGTCCGAAACTCAGAATGTAGAATATAAAGAGTCTTGGCGGGACGAGTATCTGAAATGGCTCTGTGGTTTTGCCAATGCACAGGGCGGCACGATGTACATCGGAGTGAATGACTCCGGAAATATTGTCGGTGTAAAGAACATCCAAAGACTGCTGGAGGATATTCCGAATAAAATCCAATCCGGTCTTGGAATTGTTGCGGATGTCAACAAACACACAAAAGATGGTGTGGAATATCTCGAAATCAAAGTAGAGCCTAGCACTTTCCCTATCAGCTATCATGGAGAATTCCATTATCGCAGTGGAGCTACGAAGCAGCAACTGACAGGAATTGCACTATCGCAGTTCATTATGCGAAAGACAGGCGTTCGTTGGGAGGATGTAACGGTCGAGGACATTACAGTAGATGATCTCGACGAGGAGAGCTTCAAAATCTTCCGTAGAGAAGCCCTAAGAAGCAAACGAATGGCTCAGGAGGATCTTGATCTTTCTAACGCAGAGCTTTTAAGTAAGTTGCATCTGATGTCCAACGGCAAACTAAAAAGATCAGCGGTGTTGCTCTTTTACCACGATCCAAGCGTTATACAAAATGGTAGTTATATAAAAATTGCTAAGTTCGGAGATGGAGCGGATCTGCAATATCATGATGATCTTGAAAATTCGTTGATAAAGAATGCAGATCAAGTAATCGACCTGATTTATCTGAAGTATCTGAAAGCTAACGTGTCATATATACATGATCGTCGGGTGGAAACATACCCTTATGCAAGAGCTGCCATCCGTGAGGCAGTATATAACGCGATTGCCCACACCTGTTATATGTTTGGGACTCCCGTTCAGATTCGCATTGAGAATGAGTCGTTTATCATAAGCAATCAGTGCATTCTTCCAGATGGATGGACGGTTGAGACCCTGATGGAGCCTCATGATTCCATCCCCTACAATCCAGATATTGCAAACGTATTCTACCGTGCTGGATACATTGAACATTGGGGACGCGGTATAGAAAAAATCTGTGAAGCCTGTAAGGAGCTGGGGGCAGACCTTCCATTTTATGAACTACGAGGAAATGGACTTCGAGTACATTTCAAGGCACTCAAGAGTGCACTTGTTGCTCATCCTAAATCCCCAAACCGACATGATGTCGGTTTAGATGTCGGTTTGGATGTCGGTATAGCGGGTAGGATTCTGGAGTTGATCATAGATAATCCAACAGTAACAATGGCTGAAATGGCAGAAAGGCTAGGTGTTACAAAAAGAACAGTTGAACGTGAAGTAAAACAGCTTCGTGAGACTGGTCGGATAGAGCGCGTCGGCAGTAAACGATTTGGACACTGGAAAATCAACGATTAAATATTCTAGGGTCGAGGCATAAGAAACTCCTATGTTCTCGACCCTACTCAAGAAAGTTTGGTTAATTGCTATTCAACAGCAGAATTTGAGATCCCATTTTGGCACCTCAAGAGGAGATAAAGTAATATGAAAGAAATTCAGCCTGTGTCCATCTCACCGACCACGGACACTCCAAATATCAGCCGACTTATTTACACCATACGCAATCAACAGGTAATGCTTGCCAGCGACCTTGCTATGCTCTACCAAGTGGAGACACGAGTTCTGAATCAGGCTGTGAAGCGGAATCAGAAAAGATTTCCCGAAAGATACTGTTTCCAGTTAACCAAAGAGGAAGCGGAAAACTTGACATCACAAATTGTGATGTCAAGTTCCTCACATGGCGGGCGGCGAATCCCTCCTTACGCCTTTACCGAACAGGGCATAGCTATGTTGTCAGCAGTTCTCCGCAGCGATGTTGCTATTGATGTCAGCATCCGTATCATGGATGCTTTCGTAGAGATGCGGCATTTTATCTCGGGCAACGCTCACCTTTTCGAGCGCATAGAGCGGGTAGAATTGAAGCAACTCACCTATCAAAAAGAAACCGATGAAAAACTCGAGCAAGTCTTTGACTTTATCCATGCCCATACAGAGTCCAGTCAAAAGATATTCTTCAACGGACAAATTTACGATGCCTTCAGCTTGTTGGCGAGCTTGATTCAAAAGGCTGCCAAGAACATCATTCTCATTGATGGCTATGTGGATATAGGGACGCTCAATTTGCTGGCAAAAAAACCAGCTAATGTTTCCGTGGAAATCCACACATTTAGCAATACGAGATTGACGGCAGCAGATGTTGCGACCTTCAACCGTCAATATCCAACGCTTACCATCAATCACACCAATGCCTTTCACGATCGTTTCCTTATTCTTGACCACCAAGAGGCATATCACATCGGCGCATCACTCAAAGATGCCGGAAAGAAATGTTTTGCCATCACACTTTTGCAAGATGAGGCACTCCTACAGGAGCTTCTGGCACATTTGTGAAAAGACATTCACAGCCCGGTGAGGCGGCAATACAACAAAAACCACCGAAACCATGAAGATAAACCGAACGGCGTGCAGCTAAAAGCTACGCGCCGTTTTTGAGTGTGAATTCTATGGGTAAATTGTTCCCCATAAATCATCCTATAATTTCCCCAAGAAATAAAAATCTGTAAAGGAACTTCTATGTACTCGCCCCTACAGTTTCCTTTAGTTCCCTCCGCAATTCGTATAATTCGATGGAGTATCAAGTTGCCTCTCGTTCATCATTACATTGTATCGTTATCGACGTTACGTCGTTCATTGCGGCTACCAAAATAATACTAGAGGGAAACGTCAGTGTTGCGTTCGCACGCGACACCGTAATCTGGCGATCCTCAATCGGCTCACGCAGCACCTCAAGCGTCTTCTTGCTGAACTCCGGCAACTCGTCAAGAAAGAGCACGCCGTGATGCGCAAGCGTCACCTCGCCCGGACGCGGGATGCTGCCGCCGCCGATCATCGCCACCGTCGAGGACGTATGATGCGGACTGCGAAATGGACGAGTCGTCACAAGTCCCGTATCCTTGCCGAGCAGCCCCGAGATACTGTAAATCTTCGTGATCTCGATGGCTTCTTCCTTCGTCAGCTCCGGCAGGATCGAACTCATGCGGCGTGCCAGCATCGTCTTGCCCGAGCCAGGTACACCGACCATCAGGACATTATGACCTCCCGCCGCTGCAATCTCAAGCGCACGTTTCGCCTGATACTGCCCCTGTACGTCCGCAAAGTCATCGGTGAAGGCAGCATCTTTTTGTGTTTCGATATGATTCGGTATGGCAGGAGTCAGCACCTCTGTGCCAGTCAAATGACGCACAAGCTGCGCCAGATTCTCGACCGCATAGACCTTTAGTCCGTCAATCAGGAGTGCCTCGTCTGCATTGGACGGTGCAACGTAAAACTCTGTGAGACCATGTTCCCGCGCCGTGATTGCCATCGGGAGAATACCGCTGATCGGACGGCAGTTTCCATCGAGAGAGAGTTCTGCCGAGAACAGTGTACTCTGCACCGCCGTCTCCGGAACCATACCGTAGGATGCAAGGAGACCAACCGCAATCGGCAGATCAAGCCCCGAGCTGTCCTTTCGGACATCGGCAGGTGCGAGATTCACCGTCACCCGCTCCTGCCGCAGCTGAATGCCGGAGTTGCGAATCGCCGTCCGTACCCGCTCCTTCGACTCCTTCACCGACGTATCGGGAAGCCCCACCAGCTCAAACCCTGGCAGCCCCGGCGACACATCCACCTCAACGTCGATAATCCGTCCATCAATCCCGAGGGTCGTCGCACCATAGGTCTTTGCAAACAACGGCCTTCCCTCCTACGTTTCAAATATAAGAAAATTATAACACAAGAGAGGGCTTGTTGCCTAATGATTCTTTGCAATAAAAAAGAGATTCCAAACGCCAAAGGTGACGAATGGAATCTATGTTGTGTAGGGTTTTAGAAACATTCGTGAATTGCAAGAGCAAGTTGAACAGTGATTTAATTAAGAAACATTTTCAATAGCGTATACTTCATCCAAGAAGGTGTTAAACAGTTCTGCTGGTGTTTGATAGTCGAGCACTCGACGAGGGCGGCTGTTTATCTCATCCGCTATGTTTAGGATGTCCTCGTCACGGTATCCGTCGATGCCC